ATAATGAAGATGTAGATGTTTATTTACCTGGTAAAGATGTTCTTAGGGTATCTGATGGTAAATGGGTGGAACCAAAATATTTGGAATTATCTTGGAGTCCAATTTTAGATTCGTTAATTGGTAAAACAATATATGGTGTATCTTCTGGAACTTCGGCTGTAGTTGAACGAATTGTAAAAGAACGTTTTAACAAAGACGAAATATATGTAATGTATATTAATGATGTTGGTCCCAAAGGCGGAGATTTCATCGTTTCTGAAAAAATTGTTGATAACCAATTCAAATCTAATTCTGAATTGGTTAGTTTATCGCCTACAGTTTTGGGTTCTTTGGACAGACTTGATGTTTTCAATAGTGGTAACTCGTTTAATGTTGGCGACGTTCTTAAAATTGCATACAAAGATTTAGATACAAATGAAATAGATTCATTTGGCGATCAAGGTTTGATTGTAGTTACTTCACTATTTCGTGGATTCGGATCGCTCAACTTTAACATCAGAAATGGCGGTTTCGGGTTTACTGCTAATGCTGCTATTTTCTTATATAAAAACATACTAGATCAAACTGGTCAGGGCGCAAGTTTTAATATTAAAATAGCCGACGTTAGAAGATTAACATATAATACAGATCTATTTTTAGATTTTATGGATCTTCAATTAGACGAAATATACGGTTTCAGTAAATATCAAAACGCAAATTCGGCTTCTACACTGGACGAATGTTTTTCCTACGAGACAAATGATTTTGGTAGAATAGCGGCGCTAACAAACGTTTTAACTGGTAATGGTTATATTGCTCCTGCTAATGTTTTTATTCGTTCTACTTATAGATCTAAAAATATTCCGGGAAGATTGACTTGGTACAACAGTAACGATTTTATTAACGCTTACTCCACGGACGTCTATGTTAATACCTCATTTATCAGTAATAACGTTATTCTTATAGCAAACGCTGTTAAACATTATGATACAAACGCATACGTAGATTATATTGTACCAGCAGGAAATACTGCTATTAATGGTTTGACTGCTAATACAAGATATTATGTGAAAACTACTAATACGTTAGGTATTACATTAAGCGCCACTCAAGGCGGAACGACTTTAAATATTAATACAGCTGTCACTAGTAATACCACTGAAAGACATTCTTTCATAACAAAGGCTCTTACAAAAAGTTTTTTTGCTAACACTACCTCTGTAAATAATGCAAGTTATTCTATCCTAGTAACAGATGCTAATACTTATTTTTACCCAGACGATTATGTATATTATCTTGTCCCTGCAGGCAATACTGGGTTACTTGGTATTACACCAAATAGTTTTTATTATGTAGAAAGCTCGAACTCTACAGCTATAACATTGAGCGATACATTCACAGGCAATTCAGATCCAATTGAAATTGCAACAGATGTTATATTGGCTGGAGAGACACATTATCTATTAAATGATACTAAACGAAACATTTACCCATATGTAAACGGTTATTCTACACAAATTTATGCCAATACATATTCAATTAATAATACCAGCTATGCTTTTATGATAGCAAACGCTGATATTTATTTTTCTGTTGATGATAGAATTTATTATGATGTTCCTGTCGGTAATACAGCTATAGCTAATCTAAGAGCAAATTCAGTAGTTTACGTTAAAACTTCTAATTCGTCAGCAATTACTCTGAGTAACACTGCTGGTGGTTCGGTAATACAAATTTATACCAGCTCTTCTAGTGCAAACGAAACTCATATCATCAAAACGGCAAAATTCAGTAAATATTTCGCAAATGATGATGTTATATATCTACAATCAGAAAGCACAAATGCTAATACTTTGGAATTGGCAGTTATTAGAAATATAATAAGCGATGTATCGATACAGCTGTACGGGTTCACTAACAGCAGCTCTACGAGTAATTCTCTTTATGGAAGAGCTGTTGTTATTATGCCTTCTCAGTTTGATGTTTCAGAGTTTACAGGCAGAAATAAAATTACAGGTAATTCTGATATTTTCAGTATTCTTTCTTATACATATAGCACCTTAGATTATACCAATTTAGCTAACATTATGAAAAGGCTAGATGGCACTATAAATGGTATAAATGATAATATCGAGGCTTTAAATTCTAGTGGTAATAATATTGTAGAAAAAGTTTCTGCAATTAATTCTGGCAAGGCTTATGTTGAAGGCGAATCTGTTCGTGCCTATCGTTATGGTATTTTGCAAGTACCCACTGTTGCAAAAGGTGGAACAGGTTATGTCAATGGTGACACAATCATATTCAGCGGCGGTGTTACTGAAACACCTGCCAGAGGCTCAATTCTGACAAATTCTCAAGGCAATGTAGTTTCTGTTAATACAGCAGAAGGAGCTTGGTATGGCGGTGTAGGTTATAATTCACTACCAGAAATAAGTATTAGATCAGCGAATAATTTAGCAAATGGCGCCGTTTTAACCACAAATTATATCCCATTTGATACAGCCAATGAAATCAGAGGATTAGTGAGAAAAAGCGGAATAGGTAGAGGATTGGGTTATTGGGCGACTACTGATGGACTTTTGAATTCGGATAAGGTCATTCAAGATAGTTATTATTATCAGGATTATTCTTATGAATTGAGAACTGCGCTTAGTCTAGAAACATACAAAGACGTATTTTACTCTACTTTTCACACAGCAGGTTCGGCTCTGTTTGGTAAATATGAATTACAACCTTTTGTGATGGCAAGTAACATAGAGTTAAATATCGATACTCTCGCTAATACGGCTTGGCCGCTTTGGCTAACTTGCGATATCGTTGATTCAAGAATCAGAGCGGATGTTTATCTAGAAGAACTCGCCAACGGGTATCCGCTCCCTGGTGTTATACTTACTGTAGACCAATTCACATTTTCTAATAATTATTTTGGATGTGATATAAATACAGTATATGCTGACAGCACAGAAATAACTTCTGACAGATTCTCAGAAGATTTACCAACATAATTTAGTCATAGGGGATTTAAATTGGCAAGACAAGTAGTAAACGTCGGAAACGACCCAAATGATGGAACTGGAACTCCTCTTAGAGATGCCATGGTTATCATTAATGATAATTTTTTGGAGCTTTATACTAATCCGGTTGTGAATACTTCAATAACAGTCGGCAATTCTTCAGTAAACACTGTTGTGAACTCTACATCTTTAGTTTTCGGTAATAACTCTTCTGTCATTAGGATTGGAAATACTTCAATCAATGCTGTCGCCAACAGTTCAGGGTTCTTTACAGGGAATGGAACTGTCACAGCAAATTCTATCAGTGTTTCCTCTAATACTATAAATGTTGGATCGTTCACAGCTGCAGCTAATGGGTACACATTTTTACCAAACGGTTTCAAATTAAATTATGGTTATGTATTTTGTAATTCTAGCGTAGGCAATGCTACTTTTTCGTCAGCGTTTGCGACAGCGTGTTATGTAGTTACGGCCACTTCTAATACAGCAGCAGTTACATATGAACCTGCTGTAGTCGGAACTAATACTACCGTGGCTATTATCAGAACATCAAATACAACAGCCGTAAACGTTTATTATATGGCTATAGGAAGATAAGGCGAATAAATGACAGGAGTATTACAACCTTCTTATAGAAAGGCTCTAATTGATGAAATGTTTGATAACATAAGATCAAACACTTCATATTATTATGCAGTCGCCTCTAATCCTATATTAAGAGTTGGGCCCCTTCCTAATACTACCCCAGACGACTATAATACTAAATTTGAAACTGATTGGTTAATGTTATTTGGTAAAAAATTATCAATAACCAATTTTGCTCCATTAGTTGATAATAATCTATGGGCGAATGGTTTTGTCTACAAAATATATGATAATAACGATGTAGATTTATATTCAAACAATAAATTTTATGTTATAAGTCCTCCAGAATTTGATGGTGGAACTTATAACATCTTTAAATGTATGGACAATGCCAATAATTCTCCTTCTACAGTAAAACCAGCAATAGTACAAGTAACTTCTTTTCAAACTGATGATGGTTATGTTTGGAGATATGTAACTTCTATTCCATATAGACTTTATAAAATGTTTGCTACAGACACATATGCACCAGTTTATGCAAACAGTGTTACTACTTTATATGCTAATCAATACTGCGGCGTCGAAAAGGTAGTCATTACTAATACTGGCTCTGGATACGTAGGATACCATGATGGAACTATCTTATCAGCTAACAGCACAGTTATTCAGGTAGGCAATACAGCAAGTAATGCTTCGGGTATCTATAACAACAGCGCAATTTATATCTATAATGTCACTTTAACAACTTCTCAAATATTTCAAATATCAGATTATGTATCTAACAGCGTTGGAAAGTGGGTGCTTTTGAATGGAGAGGCTAATACTACAAATATTATCCCAGAAGCTACTCAATATAAAATTTCACCAAGAGTTGTTTTCACTACAGATGGCGGTACACAGCCAGTAGCATATAGCGTTGTTAATACTACTACTAATTCTATTAGTAATATAGTTATGCTTGATATCGGCGCTGATATATCATGGGCAAACGTTTCTATAGTATCCGCTGTTGGTTCTGGTGCGAATGTATATGCTATAGTTCCGCCACCAGGCGGTCACGGTTCTGACCCAGTCTCAGAATTGAATGTAAAGGCATTGGGCGTTAATTTTCATTTTGCCAACAGCGAAGGTAATACAGTATCTGACGATTTATTATATAACAAAATTGGTATAATTAAAAACCCTTACGGTCTACATGCTAATGGCGCTAAAAGTAATACCGCTTACATATCTACAACGTTTAGTCAAACATTAGACGCTAATTTATTGAATCCAGTTTTGTTCACAGTTGGTGATAGGATTTACGGAAATACTAGCAATGCATATGGTATAGTGGCCTTTGCTAATACATCTAGGATAAAAGTAGTAGGCGATAAAACTTTTGTTAATGGAGAATTTGTATTTTCTAGCGATTCAGTTTTGAGTTCAGAAATTGATATTATTGACAACGGTAGTATTTACGTTAAAGACGTAAAACCATTATATGTCCAAGATATAAATAACGTAAATAGGTCTAATTCTCAAACAGAATCTTTTAAGCTGATCATTGAGATTTAATAACGGGAACTCATAATGTCATTAGATATAGATTTAAACGTTGCTCCTTACTACGATGACTATAACGAAAATAAAAATTATCATAGAATTCTTTTTAGACCATCAGTAGCGGTGCAAGCAAGAGAATTAACTCAGCTTCAAACAATTCTTCAAAAACAGATAGAGCGTTTTGGAAATTGGGCATTTAGGAGCGGAGATATAGTATCTGGTTGTAATATCTCTGATATTCCATCTCTTTCATATGTAAGACTTATGGATTTCGCTTCTAATGGATCAGCTAATACTGCAACATTAGATGTCACAGAATATATCAATGCAGTCGCTACTAGCGTAACTAGTAATCTAAGAGCAAAAGTTTTATATGCTAATGCAGGTTTTAGTACCAATTATCCTGATACAAATATTTTATATTTAAGATATCTTAATACTGGAACTGGAGGGGAAAAAGTATTTTCTAATGGTGAACTCCTTACCTTTGTTCAAGTTTCAGAAGCAGGAAATACAGATTTAGCTAATGTATATTCTTGGGCTAATACTCTAGCTAATACTGTAACAACTGGAAATGCTCATGGTGTTACTGTTTCTGAAGGTATCATTTTTATCAATGGCAATTTCGTAAGAGTAGAGAACGAAACTTTCGGATTAGTTAATAATTTTGGAACTTATGCTGGCAATAACGTCATAGGGTTCGAATTAGTTGAACAAATTATTACTGAAACACAAGACAACACTTTGTTGGATAATGCTCTAGGTTATTCTAACGAAAATGCGCCAGGAGCTCATCGTCTAAAAGTTTCGCCAATCATACTTTCTTTGACCGAAGAACAAGCGGCGCTAACCGAGAAATTCAATCCTATTGCTTCATACAATTATGGCACTCTGGTAATCAAATACTCAGAATCTTCTAATTTGTATTCTATAGTAGGCGATGTTATTGCTAAAAGAACTTATGAAGAATCTGGGAATTATGTAGTAAATCCTTTTGCTGTTGATACAGTAACAAATGTTTTGGACAACAATGTTGATATAGCGCCTTCTTCTGCTAATAATGTTCTTGCTAGAGTAAGCGCAGGAATTGGTTATTCTCAGGGTAAAAGAGTTGAAATTCTTAAAACAGCATATATTGATATGCGTCGTGGCGTAGATACACAGACATTAAATTCTCAACAGATTAGTTTCAATTATGGTAGTTATTTTATTTTAAACGAAGTATCAGGAACTTTTGAATTCAATAAATCACAAACTGTTACTTTGTATGACAAACCACAACAGTCAGTAACTAATAGAACTTATGCTGGCACATCGCCTACGGGTAATAATATCGGAACAGCAACAGTAAAATGTTATAGTTTTAATTCTGGTGTACCAGGAAGCGCATCTGCAACTTATTTGCTTCATATATTCAACATATCTCTAAATGCAGGGTATAACAGTACTCAAATAAAATCTGTTTATTATAATGGTTCTAAAAAAGGAGTTGCTGATGTTTATTCTGTAGGATTGTTAGAAGATCAGTTCAAAAGACAACTTTATTCTTTTGGTTTTTCTGGAATAAAAAACATTAGAGATCAAAGTAATAACGTCCAGACTAATTATATTTACAGAAATAA